CTTCGATATTACCGGAAATTGTACCATCAGTAGTTTTAACTTTACCAATAGTAATAAAATCAGCAACACTTCTTGAAATCATTGGATCATTGACAACATTATCAATATCAATTTTTGGATATAAAGAATCAATATTTTGACTTAATTTATATGTATTGTTTGGAAGAACTGCATTAGATATCCCAACAGAACCTTTAATAACTGTTAAGTAATATACTCCAAGATCAGTAGTTGTATCGTATGGGACTACTTCTTCTACTTCATAAACATAGTATACATGATTATATTCGTGACCTGAGATTCTTTCATATACATTTCTAATTATACCATCAATAGTGGTAGTTGGTGCCCCAGAAGTATATGTTTCAGTTGGTATACTAGATATATTTCCCGAACCACTGTTTGTTCCAATTGCTGTAATATAAATGTCTACTAATGTATTTGATGCTGAAATTACATTAGCACAACCACCAGGAGTATTAGTTAATTGCTCTTCTTGAGACTGATCAATGTATTTTGGAGGATTTGTGACACCATTCTTTAAAGAAAGAATACTTCCATATGGTTTAGCATTTACACTGCCATTATTGATGATGTTTTCCATCATCCATTTCAAACCTCTGAAATTATTAGTAAGTCCTGAATCATATTGAGCATCACCCGCATCAACACTGTTAATAATTTCAACAGTATCACTTCTTTGAGTCTCAAAACTACCAAGACTACCTGTGTATAAAGTAGCACCGTTTTTGGTAAACTTATTACCTCCATATCTAAGATCATGGGCAACTGTTTCAATGATTGAAATCAAATCATCTTTACACTCGTTTATATCTGCTACTTGAGATCCACTGTTTGCATTATTAAATCTTGTAATTGCCTCATCTGAAATAATTTCTTTATTCAATAATAAAAGATTTGATGCATCTGTGTAACGATCACCTACTCCAAGAATATCAAGTCCTTTCTTTGGTTGAATAACATAACCAGTCTGTGGAAATGATGGAGGATCAATGTCAACACCACCGGGACCACTAGTTGTTTCGTAACGTAACCTGTAAATTTTATCATCATCAATTCTTTCATCATTAATTCTCTTAAGGAAAGATGATGGAGTTGTCTCAATAGCATTGGTTCCGTATCTAGGAGTATTTAATGCAGTTCTAATTGTATTGTTTACTCCAGAATTTACATTAATATACCAGTTGTTTGGTGTTGAAGTGTAATCATAATCAAATATATTACCGGAAGTATTAATAATTGCAGTTTGATTTGTTTGAACAGTAGCACTTGCATCTGCAAATAATGGTACTGCAATAACTTCATCCGCAACAGTACCATCAGTATTTAAATTCTTTGCACCGATAGTATAAGTTCCAATATTAGTTGTTAATGTATCACCAAATACAAAGGTGCAATCAACATTACCAGAACCAGATGCTGCCGGAATTGTCAACAAGTCTCCTGGTTGAAGATTTCCATAACCTGAAGATACAAAGGTGATATCAGTAATTACTCCATTCAACGCAGTTGTATTTACACTAACGCCTGATACTGAAGCACCATCTTTTAATACACCTACGTTAGTCGAAGATGTAAATCCTGTACCACCATTTGTAATTCCTACTTCTGCAGTTCTTCCATTAAGATAAAGTCTATTTGTAAAAGATTTTGTCAATTCTGCATCAAAAGATTCCCAATAATAGTTACTCTCAGTAGAAGAGACATTCTTTGGAGGAATAATGTGAGTAATTCTGCCAAAAGAATCTTTACTGAAAGATTTGTCACTAAATCCCATGGATCTGATTGCATTTGATCCAAAATTGGAATTAGAATTCGTTATAGATAAATCTCCACCATTTTCAGCAATAAAATGATCTGCAAACCCAACAGCAAACACAGAAACTGCTTGAATTACAGCACGATTAGATGCCTTGATGTGATAACTTCTTTCTAATGGAGCATAAATTGCATCTCCGTCAGTATGTAACGTTTCTGTACTACTACCAGTCTGATACTGACCAGTTCCATCATTATATTTAACAAATGCACTATCAAGTTTTTGAAGACTAATTCCCGTATATTGAGCTACTACCATCGACTTAAACCCAGTCGCCCGTGCTCCATCAGCATGCATACCACACATTCCAAAAGTAGATCTCATGGAAATATTGAAGATATACGGAGATGCAGATTCTACAGTATCAATTTCGACTTCAACTTCTGCCGTAGGACTAGTATATACTTGTGTTTCTCCTCCTTCTGATGAAAGTAAGGAACTAGTCTCAGACGGAGAAATATTAAATACAAATGAACTTCTATTTGGTACTGAAGCTACTTTCTTTTCACCAATGTAAATAGAATTAATTGAAGAATTAGAAGTAATAGTTCCACTAATATTAACAAAATTGCCAGTTGTCAAGTTTAGTTCTTGTGCCAAGTCAACAGTAATGGCATCATTATTTCTACTTACTTTAGTAATTTCAACATTATCTGAAAGTGGACCAACAATTCTATTTTCTTGTACTCTAGTCTCTATGAAATTAATATTGATTGATGTATCACTATATGCAACTTTTTTATAAAATATTTCTAATTCGTTTAATGATGCAAACTCAAATACAGTTAGTTTAGAATGACTTATTGAAGATGGTGGAACCATCGACCAAGTATCTTTAGGAGTTACTATATTAGCAGTAAATACTCCAGTAGGATCTCCATCAAATATACTGAATTGCCAGAAATAACAACCACCAGTAATTTTAAATATTGATGACCTAGAATTATCATCTACATATGGATATGCTAATGTAGCATCAACACCAGTACCAATACCATTGTTAATTAGAGTTTGCGTATAATTATGTGGTTTTGATATATTGATCGTACCATCTGGTTGACCCAAATTATAATTAATAGAAGTAATGGTAGTACCAGGATCAATTAAATTGTTTCCATTAGTGTCCTGAATTCCTTTTTCAAAAACAGCACCAACATAAAGGTCATTAAGACCAGAAAAACCACCACCCAGAGAATCTGATGCTAAACCATTATTTACACTGTTTACAGTTAATTGAGTTTTATTTGTTGCAGTAGCATCAAAGTTTAATACTGGATTCTTATAAGTAGCACTGCTATCTGCACCTGGACTTGGAATATATTTTGGTCTGATTTTGGTCTTTCTTAAATCAATACCAATAATAGATGTACCCCTAGGTATAATCAAACCTCCACGAATAGAGTTTGTTATTTTATACAGTTCACTATATTCTTTTATAACATCACTCCAACCATAATTGCCTACGACTGGTGTAAAACTAAAAGTCTCGTCCAAATTAACTACATTATTTGGACCATCTACTTTATAAAGATAAGATGATGGACGGTTGTCAACAATATGATCACCAGGATACAACATAATTGTAAACTGGTCAAATTTATCATCTGCTTTACCGGCACTTACATATGAGTATCTTGCAATCTCATATACAGCTCTTGCAATAGTTCTAAATGGTCTTAAAGGAGAATTTCCTTTATTATCAATTGCGTCTGTAGCGTCAAAATCATCAGGGTTTACATATATAATTCTTCCTTCTACTGAAGAGATGATGTTTTGGAGTCTGGTTAATGCCATTAAATCGTCCTAATATGACACAGGTCTTATCTTATTTTTATTTATACTCTTTACGAATCTTCTTTAATTCTTTGAGTTCTAATTTTATATTTTGATATGCACATTCAGGAGAAAGTTTTTTAGAAAGTTCCATAGCACATATTACTTCTACTCTCGTACCAAAATGCTTTAGTGCTTCTTCGAATGAATTTAACTCTTCATACATAATTTTTATTCATATGTAGTATATAGGAGTGGCGAGACTTGAACTCGCACGACCGTAATGGTCAACAGATTTTAAGTCTGGTGTGTCTACCTATTCCACCACACTCCCATAAGAGAGGAAAGACATCCAGTCTCTCCTCAATGAACTTGTTGTTACAATAAAGTTAACGAGGAGGAGTAAAACCCCGTTCCACTTGTTCAGAGTGGAATGCTTCCTGAGAGGATCGAACTCTCCTTAGGCAAATTATGAGTTTGCTGCATTCACCAGATTGCTAAGGAAGCAAATACTCGCGGATGGATTTGAACCATCTCAAAGCCGCTAATCTGGCGGAAAAGGTTTATAAAACCTCTCTGACTACCAAGTCTCGCGAGTAAGTAATTAACTACTGTGCTTCGTTATTTTCATCAGTATACATTGATATAGAATCAACATACGCATGATACTGATCTGCAGGAATCATCACTGCGGCATCTCCATTTTCGTCAACTAAACCTATAGTTTCACCTTTTTCTACACGTTCTGTCAATTCATCAAAACGTTCTTGGTACTCTTTGACTGTAAATACTTCCATGAATTTGTTTAAAAAAATAGTGACTTGTAGGGGTGGCCAAATCCCCTACCTAAAAGTGGGATCATCATGAATGAACATGACTACCCGACTCCCCCGACTGGAATCGAACCAGTAACATCCAAATTAACAGTTTGGCGCTCTGCCTGATTGAGCTACAGGGGATTGACGTTACACTTATCCGAATGCATTTCCCAATCAAGTACTCAATTGAGGACGGGGCATTACACCCAACATTCTGACAGTTTGTAACGGAGTAGGACGCGAACCACCGCGAACATCCAAAGAGAGTTATTTCCCAACTACAGGGTTTCGGTATATCCGAACCGCTGGGCACCTTTGGTTGGAACGTCTCAAGTCCTCGCTGAACCTAGAATACAACGGATTTAGTTTCTTGTCAACCCCCTATGGAGGTAAGACAGAAAGTACATCAAGTTCGATAGGAAACAGCAAAGGATGAAGTTCTTCCATGATAAGATACTCACTGTTTCTTGTCAGGTGTTCTGTAGTTAATGTTTCTTCGGCATTTGCACATGCCTTAACATATGCATCTTCTTGTTCCATTTCATCAATATCATCATATACAAATGGCATTCCGTTGAAAAAATACACAAGAACAATGCCTATAGTATCAACATATCGATATTCGCACCTGACTTTAAACATAATATTACATGGTATTTTCTAATTCTACTAGACTTTCACAATATCCACAACAATGCTGGGATGGACCTGATACATATGCATTAATAAATTCTAAAAGATCACTTGCATTTTCGGATAAATTTTCCAAAGAAAAAAGAAGATCATTTGCTTCAAAACTGGTCATTTTTATTTGTGTCATTTGGACTCTCCTAGAATACAACGGATTTAGTTTCTTGTCAACCCCATGGTCAGTTCAGGTAGACACCTGTCAAACAGTCCACATCAAGGTATGGACCACCAGCAAAGAAGTTTGATGCACCAAGCAGTGCATTCATACTAATTCCACCTAAAGCACAATTGACAGTGAATGATGGTTTTAATGGTCCAAATCCAATACCACCAATACTAAAATCAACAGAATCACCAACAACATAGTTAACGTTTTGTCCTACATTAACTTCAAAATTACCAAGAGTATTAAAACTAATTGTACCTGATAACGGTGAAATTTGATTCACAATAAATCCTCCCAATAAATCAAATCTTATCTCCCCTCCACTCAATACCTTAGTAGTAATTCTTGAACCATCGGTTTTCATTTCATTCACATTTAGTTGAAATGTACCTTCACTCAAAACACCAATATCGGGCGAAACTAAATTTAATCTATTACCAACTGTAAGAAAATAACTTCCATCAACTTTATCATACCTATCTCCTTTAGTATGGAAATGAGTATCTCCTTCTACTAAAAAATGAGCATTACCAATAACATTAATGTCCATCCGGTCACTTCTATCTTTCTGATCAGTGTCAAGAATAGTTCCGGTTTTAATTTCAATATTTTTGGCAGAAATAATATTAATATTATTTGAAGGAGAATGTACCTGAATGTCTCCATTCGGCATCATCTTAAAGTAAGATCCAGTAAGACCATGCCTGATATTGATGTATTCATTATCTGGAGTTTCATTCATCTCCCATGTGTGACCAATAGAAGTTACCTTACACTTATTATAGGGATGCACAGAATCATGAGGATTATCTAATTCTCTTACTACTTTTTGTGTACGTTCATCTAGTTGTGATATATCTTTTGCCATAATTATTCTCCTGGGTGTCCAACGCAATCAATAATAGTTTTATATTCGTTGTAATTACTAAGCACAATACTAGCATCTTTTCTTGGAAAAAATTCAAGTATTGGTAAAATTACTGCTTTTCTTTCATTTCCTAGATCTGTACCTCCACATGCAATATATACCACCGGAGGTACAGTAAATCCAAATCCCTCCTGTTCAACCTCAACACCGGTCAAAAATCCATTAGTAATAATTGGTTTTAGTATTGGCAATATTACTTCATTTATTTCGCCTGGACCAGGTTCAACCACAAGAACACAATTTTCTCCATATCCGGATCCACTTCTTCTTACTATGGGTGGAAATTTCTTTATAATAGCACCTAACCAAAAAGGATTTTCAGTATAAATTCCATTTATTTTAGAATAATCAGGATTTCCATCTTCCAATGTACTTACAAAGTTAGAAGTAGATACAGACTTATCAAAATAAGGATATCCCCCTCCACCTTTAGTGATAACAATAGAATTAACTCCTCCATCACGATTTAATGTAGTAATTCCAGAAGCACCAGACCCCCATCCATTCATAGGAGAAATGGTCAAATTTGGTTCACTTGTTAAACCAAATCCAGGATTAGTAATTTTCCCAGAAACAATTTTTCCTTTTCTATTGATTACTGGTATTGCTCTTGGTGTTGAATCTCTACTACCAAGACCACTTTCCTTTCCATCGTAAGAAGATGGAGGATATGGATTATCATCAAAAATACTAGATCCACCTAATGAAATAGAACCAGAATTAATATCAAATTTAAACTTATTCAATTCATTTTGCAATCCTGTAAAAAACAAATTAGGTATCATAGGAAATTTAAATTCAGTTGCTCCATTACAATTTAATGCACCACTAGCAATATTACCATCACTATCTCTCAATTCAAGATTATTTAATGAACTTAAGAAAGAATCTGATCCAAACAATCCTACATTCAATTCATTTGGAAGACCCCCGAATGTTTCAAGTCTATTAAAAAATGTGTTTATAGCATTATCGGGTTTTGGTCCCACCCCAGTCTCAACTTCAGTGATTCCTAGACTACATGCAAGATCTCCATCACAGAATTGAGCAATCAAATCTCCAATTTTAGCAAGAAAAGATCCCCCAAAATTACCAATATCTGATATCACAGAAGCAAATTGAGAAATTGCCTCAAGTCCAGATACAATTCCATCTTGAATTTGTTGAGTAATACCTTTTAAAATATTACTAATTTGACAAAAAGCAGTATTAATCACATCATCAACCAAAGTAGTAACAATATCTACTATAAGACTGGATATTTTATCCAACAATGCCGTAAACAAGCATTTGATTGCCTCCATAATAGTATCAATAAAAATCCCCCCAACCGTAACTGCTGCACCTCTTTTATTAGGTAGTTGAATTGCTTGAATTACACCAGCAAATATTTGTTGGATATACTTTTTTACTTCAGAAACAACTAATGCCTTTATATCTCCAAGAATTCCATTGACACTGTTTACTAATCGACCAATGTAAGAGTAAACAATTCTAGCAGATTTTGTGATATTTCCTGTTAATTTATCAACAAATAAATCTCCTATTTTTTCATTTCTAGAAATAAATTTAAATAGATCCTGGAGTATTCTGGCAAATTCATTCTCTGGTCTATTTCCACATTTACCATTAGCAACTCCAATTACTTGTTGTTCATCTTCTGTCTGTCTCGCAGAATTGGCAGAAGATCCACCCCTTGGTCCTCCTCTGTTAGCAATACCAATCGAGTTTTCAGGTTTGTTATTCGACCTAGTTTTTAAAGTATTATTATTTGGTATGTTATTATTAGATCCACCAACTGCTTCCTTCTTATCTTCAAAAGTTTGACCCTTATCTGTAATCCCGATGGATCCTAAAATTAATGGTTGTTGAGCACTTTCTCCATCAAGAAATGTACCAATAACCCACATACCATTCTCTAAACCATGCACAATGCCTGCATTGTTTCTAGTAACTGATTCCGTGGTAGGCATCATAATAGTTGCCCAAGGAAGATCCCTAGAAGGTAGTCTGGACCTACTTCTTGTATGATAACCCATGATTCTAACCTTCACTCGATTAGAAGAGTCTAAATCGGGGAATGATTCTCCGGTATCAATCAATTCGTTCCCGTCACCTTCTACTTGACCTGCCCACAGACGATTACCCTGTGCTCCAAACCAATAATTGGATTCTAATGTCGGTGCTGCTCCTCCCATAGTTCATTCAATCCTCATAAATTCTACATTCATCTGATTCTGGATTCTTATCACAATATATTTCTAAAGGTGAAGGATCGTGATGATCTCCATCTTCAATATCTTTTTTATGATTTTCTGCATATTCCTCTAAATCACTCAACTCGCTTTCGATGTGTCTTCTTTGCTGAGGAGAAATTGTAGGATTTTCGAGGATTTCTTTGTCCTTTTGAATGTGTGTTTCGATGCTTTTCATATTAGATTCCAAATGAGTCTCTTACTAACTTAAAATTTGTTTTGTACTTTTCTTCACCTCTTCTATATATGTGAATAAGATCAGAAACAATGTAGCGTCCTGAGTGATTGTTATCAATGTTCCCATTACTATCGAGAAAATTTATTATGATAGGATCACCTACATTGATACTCATATTACCTACGGTTGCTGTTGCTGTCAATACCTGATTGTAGAAAAGTCCTAATCTCGACACAGACTGCGAAACTGAGTTGACAAATCCAGATGGATCATCTTGTGTCTCCGTTTCACCATTACTAAATGAAAATAAATCACTAGTATATGTCACAAACATATTTCGTGAACCATACGGAAACTCTACTGCTGGATCGTCAACACCAATATCTGTTGTAGTTATATCTTGTCCACTGTTAAGATCTTGTTGAAGCGGTAATGAATTAATTGTAGTTAATTCATCATTTCCGCTGACCTTTGTCCAATCTTTATAATACTCCTTGAGTGAATACTGTTTTGTTGTTACTGTACAATTATTAATGTCAAAAAATTCAATCTGTCCTGAATAAAAACCACGATCAAAATTAGTAACCATATCTATACTTTTTTGAAACTCAACATTTTGCAATGTTTGAACTTCTTGAATTCCACCGGTAGTTGTTGCCACGGTATACTCAGCACTATTACCCGATGTTCCGGCAATTTCATCTATAGACCTAAAATTATAACTAAAGTAGTTTTCATAAAATAAATATCCAGCACTAACATACTTACCTTTAGCAGGATTTCCAAAATACTTATTTCTCAACCACACTAATACATCTAATGGTCTTGAATTTGGTGGTATAAATGTTATTCTGTTTGAACTACGAGTTACAATAATTTGTTTTTTATTATTAGTATTTAATTCTCTTGTTATAATATCTCCAACTACTGTTTCTGCATCAACATTTGTATATTTTTTACAAACTCTTTTTTGCATAGAAACAATAGCATCACTTCTACACAATTCAATAACAACTGTTTTAATATTATCTATTACCTGTTTATTGTGTATTCTATACACGTATAATGGACCATTATCAGAATTATCTGTAAATTTATAAGTTATTTTTCTAAGATTATCTGTAAATTCTAACTGAAATTTTTCCATCCCTTGTATTAAATCAGTAAGACCCGAAGTTGTATCTCCAAGAGATATAGTTACTGTTAAAAACTTGGCAAGAAGTCCTTCTCTGTACTCTAACTGACCTATCTGACGAGGAGAAATTGAAATTGGTCTCCCATCGTTTAACGTTACAGATACATTTCCGATAGAAAAATTAGTATTTATATATGGTTGATTAGAACTTGACATTTTACTACGAGAATGGTTGTTGAGGTGCTGCAATACCTATAGGTCTAGATCCTAAATCATTATTGATATTACTACTTTGATTTTGAGGACGAGGTTTTGACATCATTGGTAACACAGTAGAGAATTTTCCATAAATACTATCTAAT